CACTATAAGTTACTGTTGTTTTTGTCCATAAGTAGTTTCCTGCGCTAACTGATGGAATAGTATCTTGCCATCCACTAGTTGGTGTTGTTGTACCACTTGAAGAACCGACATATTGAATTGATTTAGATGAGATTTTAACACTTGTACCTTGAATTCCTTGATTTCCTTTAAAAGCAATAGAATAAGAAAATACTTTGTTAATAGTTACTTCATTTACCGTTCCCTCATTAACAGTTACTGGTATAGTGAAACTACCTGTTTTTGTTAATGCACTGGTTGCAGTAATTGTGATAGTAGGCATTGGAGTCTTTCCATCACTAACAGCACTAATACCTGTTGGGCATGTAATTGTACCTATTTTAGCTGGTACTGTTTCAGAACCTTGCAAAGCCATTACTTGTGTGCTTGTTGTTTGAGTTCCATTAACAGCAGTAGTAGTTCCTAAAAATGTATAGTTATCATTTGTCAATACAACGGTATACCCATCCGTCATATCTAATAAATCTACTTGATTACTTGCTTTGATTGCCATATTCTTTTATTCCTCCAAATTTAATTCACAGTTGAAAACTGCTTTCTTATTTATATCTCTTGGACTTATAGTAAATATAAATCCTTTATCATTTATTCTTGTATCTTCAATATCTATAGGTGAGAATTCTTTTTCTCCAAATTTCTTTACATGCCATTGAAGATATGCATTTTTGCCAAATCTTTTTTCCAATTGTTCAGCACTTTCAATTCTTTCAGCACCGACATAAATATGAACTGTCAATATAGTTGCAATATCACTATTTTTGAATGTATTTCCATTTGAGGATTCAATATATAGAGTTATTGCATCATCACCATAAGTTCCCATTATAAGTGGTTCACTTGTTTTTGATGAACCATCAGTATAATTTGTAACTGAATATGTCCATAGATATTTATTATTTGCATTGATAGTTTGAATAGATGTTGTCCATCCCTCACTGTCTACTCTTATATCTTTACTTTTACTTGATGCTAAATAATAGGTTGTAATATTTTGAATTCCTACTCCTTGTTCAGCTAATGAAAAATTTACATATAATCTAATCGAAGTACCTTTATATGCAACATCACAAACGTATGTTACATTAGGCAATTTGTTTGTCATAATATTTTTATTAACTGATAAAATACCATCTTTTACGATCTCATAACTACTGTCTATGTCGACTTCCTTACTATTGATTATTTTTTTATAACCAATCGTACAATTACTTAATTCTATAATTACATTACCGTCCATAATACAAGGTGTAATGATTGCTGGTGTAATGGTCCAATCAGGAATGTAAGTTCCGTTGTCATTTAATTTTTGAGTTAATGTAGTATTAGTAACGTCTAGAAAACTATTTCCTAAATGAACTGCATCACTTTCATCAACTATTGTTGTGTATCCTGTATCAAATTGAATATTGTCCAATGTAAATACACACTTGACATTAACTGACATATTAATATCATCAGGAGTTAATGTGATAAATTTACCTGTTTTGTATTTTTTATCATTTAAATACCATTGAAAACTTAGATCATTATAATTTTCAGTAACATCTTCATTAGAATTCATAACATGACATGCAATTTTAATACTTTGATTATAACTATTAAGTATAGTTGCACTAGGTACAAGATTAACAGTAATCAATGAAACATCCAAATCATCTATTTTGGATTCTATTTCATTAATCTTTGTTTTGATTTCTTCATTTGATAATGATAACTCACCCATTTTTGTATTTAGATCTTCTTGCTCTTTAGCAACAATATCTAATTTTAATTTTTCTTGGTCCTGAGTTATCTGTAATTTTCTAATTCTTGTTGAATTGGTAATTTTCTTAATAACACGTTCTTCGTTTTTTGTTGGAGTATTTCCATCAACTTCACTTATAGAAAATTCTCCACCTTTATATGTGATAGACAAATCAGTAACCATAAAATTGAATTCATCATTATAATTTACTAAACATCCTGGTAACAAGTTATCTATTGAAATCATTGATATGCTTTTTGTTGAATAAAATGTTAATCCATTTAATTGATCATATAGTTTATCAATCAAATTTTGTTCATCTGTTAAGTATAAATTATTAGAATCTAGAAATATGGTATTACCCGTTGTATCTCCTTTTTCTAATGGATTTAACCCATTTTCATAATAAATTCTAGACACGCAGTACAATTCATTTTTTTCATAGTTTGTTAACGTATCTGTTTTAGCAAACACATCCTTAGTTACTTGAACAAATTCAAGAGAGCTTTTACCACTTGCAAATACATTTGCTCCAAAAAGCTCAGCAATCCATCCTAAGTAGTTTCTAATGACAATTGTGTTATCGTACCAGGAAACCTCTTTTTCTAAGACATACGCAGGAATATTGGTTCTTACAATAGAAAAACCAGTTAGCGTTTCTATTTCATATAACTGGTCTTTAATTGTTACTGGATAAGATAATTGAGTTGCATAAGGAACATCCAATTCATAGTTATCATCATATAGTTTCAAACTCAATGACTTTGTATATTTTTCAGGTTGATCATATACTTTGAAATATCTTACATCGCTATTGTCATTTTCCTGTACTTCCCAATACTTGGTTATATCCAAATCATCAAGGATGCCATCGTAGTTATCGAATTTAAGATTCAACTGCATTGTAGGAACATTCCCGATAAGATATCCCTTTGCAAAGGCAACAGATACTTTATATTCCAATAAACGATGGGTTACATCCAAATCTCCATATTTAATAAGCATTTTCTACACCTCAATCAAAGCAAAAGAAAAAGATTGTGCTTTGAGCCCAACCTTTGTCCTTACATAATTAAATTTCTTATTTCCAGCATACATTTTTTTGGTGCCACGTATTCCATGATCAGGAATATACAGCTCCGCATTGAACTCTGCAGGAGTAACTGCATTTAGAATGCTCATGACATCTACAAATGTCTTTAGATTCCATGTCAATGTCACTTTCAACATATTTGACCTTATTCTGTTACGCCTTAAAACTCCTGTAGCGATAGGTCTAATGCTATCACCATCCAAATCTTGGATTTCAACACTGATATCAGAAGGCGTAGGTAATAATACACCATTCACTTTTATTTTAGCTTCATCGGCCATATTCTACACCTCCTAATTAATAATCGAATACTGGCTTACCAGTTTGCGCTTCATATTCTTTGATATTATCAATCACCATTCTAGTTAAAACTTTACCATTTTCTAAAACTAAATTGATAACATAAGTACCTCCATTACCATTATCAACTTGTGGCAATCTTTCAGAAATCTTTTGAGCAATTAAGTCTAAACCTCTAGTATTTCTTTGTAAAGGGATAACTGCTTCAGTTCCTGCTTCCCCAAAGATTGCAGGAGTTGCTTTTGAAACAACTGCACCTTCAGCCAATTTTGGAATTTTTGAAATATTAAATCCTTTTCCACCGACACCTGGAACCCAATTAGGAATTTTAATTTTATTTAATCCACCAATGAAACTGTTGATTCCACTGATAATTGCATTGATTGGTGCCTTAAAAATATTTGCTAATCCACTGACGATGCTTGAAAAGATTTGTTTAACACCTTCCCATGCTTGTCTCCAGTTTCCAGTAAATACACCTCTAATAAACGTGATAATTCCATTTAGGACACCTTTTATCGTGTTCCAAATAGTTGTAACCGTTGAACAGAATGCATTAAGAGGAACACCTAATAAACCAAATGATTGTGTCCAGTCAGTTGCAAAGATATTTTTAAGAAAGCTTGAGAATCCTTCAAATATTTTTCTAATTCCTTCCCAACAACGCTTTTCATCGCCAGTAAATACTCCAACAAAAAAATCAGTCAATCCTTGGAAGATTTCAATAACATCAGGAATCAATTTGTTGATCAAATCGCCCCATGATTTGAATGTATCGCTGAATGACCCAAGAATAAAGTCAACTAATGGAGAAAGAACATTGTCCCATACCCAATTGATTGCTTTTCCAATTGCTTCAATGCCCGGTTTCCATGTATTCCATACTTCCAAGACACCTTGTAATACTACTGAAAGCACACTTACTAAGAAGTTAGCTAGTGGTGCCAAAACGTTTTTCCATAATGAAAGAGCTATAGTAAAGACTGCTTCTACTGCCTTTACAAAGACTTTTGCTATAAAGGTTGCTAAAGGAACGATAATTGTATTAAACAAATCTAATAAGAAATCAAAAATAGGAACAAGAATATTCTTATAGAAATTATTTAAAATTCCTACAAGTTCTCCTATTGAATCATTTACTAACTGTCTAAAGCTATCACTCGTTTGATATAAATAAACCAATGCGGCAGTAATCGCTGCTACAATTGTTGCAAAGTATGCTGCAGTTCCTGCTGTAACACCCAAGACTGCCTGAAATCCACCTAATATTCCACCGCCCTCAGCCATTCCTGATAAGAATGTAGAAACTACAAGACTTAATAATTGAAATGGATAAGTGACTGCAGCAATAATCGTACCCCAATTCTTGATCACTTCAAAAGTAAGGAATCCAGCAACGATACCTGCAATCAATGAAAGAATGATTGGCTTGTTTTGTACGAGCCATTCCTTGATAGAATTAATTTTCTTCAATACATGGTCGACTGCTTTATCGATACCGCTCGTATCAGGTTCTCCAAAAGCACTGTCCCAATCGATTGGATCTATATCATAGCCTCCACCACCAACGCCTCCACCTGCTCCACTGCCTGAACCACCTGAACCTGATGAATCACTTGCGCTGATTGTATTGATTTCATCAAATGATGCCAATGAGCCTAAGGCCTTTGCTGTTTTCTTAGCTTGACCCTCAGTACCTTTCAATGACTTATTTAAGCCACCAGTTGAAGCTGTAGCTTTTTTAGCTGAATCACCTGCAGCAGTAAATCCAGCACTTGCTTGTTTTGCTCCACTCTTTTTACCAAATAATTTGCCAAAAACACCTGCAATTACATTTGCTAGTGTAATGAGTTTTCCAATAATCATATTTATAACTTGAATGACTGGTGTCAATACAGCAATCAATCCATTACCAATGATTCCTAATAACTGTTTGAACTGTTCTTGCAAGATACGCACTTGGTTGGCCCATGTTCCACTTGTTTTCGCAAAGTCTCCTTGAGCCATTGATAATTGATTCAATACAAAGTTGTATCTTAAAGTTGTCAATTCAGCTTGTGACATGTCACTTACATTCTTGCTGATTCCTTGGCTCAATGCGTAAGATTGCAAGTTAGTTTGTGTCATAACGATTCCTAAATCTTTTAAGGTTTCAGTTTCACCAGTAAATACTGATTTCAATTTGATATCCGCTAACTCTTGTGAAATGTTGTAGAACGATGCAACATCCCCTGAAAGTCCAGCCAAAGAAATAGCCATATCACTCGCTTTGTCAGCACCTAGTCCCATACCTGATGCCATGGCCATGTATGTAGATGCTGTCTTTTTGGCTGAGAGTTCACTCATACCAAATTGTTGAATGGAATTTTGTGCAAACCTCTCGGCTTTCCATGACATATCTCCAAAGGCTGTATCTACTACGTTCTGTACCTCAGTAATATTGGAAGCAACCTCAATCGCTTCTTTTCCTAATTTGTACAAACCAAAACCTGCAGCAACCTTTGCTACCATAGATTTAATTCCACTTACTGCTCTGCTGATTCGACCAGTAGAGCTTTCAATACTGTTAGCTGATGTTTTTGCTTCATTCGTCGCATCTTTCAATGCATTCTTGAATTTGCTTGTTTCAGCTGAGATGATAACTTTTAATTCTTCTAGTGTCTTTTTAATCATCTCCTTTAAATTTTTTATTGTAAGCATTCGCAAATTTCATTCTTCTTGCCTTAAAGTTCTCAAATTCATTTTCTTCTTGTTCAATAAGATGCTGTTTCTTTTCTTCTTCAAATAATCCAGGGTAATAATCCCATAATTCATTGATTTCAATAGCTTTATTTTCTTCACTGAAAATAACTGATATTCCTTTAAGCAGTTGATCAGCAAGAATATGATTGTCGATTGCTATTTGCTTTTGTTTTCTCTTTTCTTTTCTTCGATACGATTCGATATAGTCAGTGATTTCAAGTACCGAAGATTCCCAAAATAAAAATGAACTGATATCACAATCTAAAGCGACTGGATATAGTTCATTTATTAAATCAGATACATATTCAAATTCTATGTTTTCTACATTTGCTCTTTCGCTTCCACTAGTCTCTTGTCCATCGTTTCCGCTTGAGCTTGGGAGAAAAAACCACTTACCTGATAAATTGGCAAGAACACATCCGTCATGAATGTCATTTGAGTTCCGCCCTCTTCACAATATTTATCAAATAATTCGATGACATCATCTTCTTTGATTCCATGTTGGAACTTTTTCATTGCACCATGTGTAATCAATAACATTACTTTCAATGGTGGCAATGAACCATCATCAGCACTAGAAATAATCGTTAATAGGTTAACTCTTAATTTTGATTCTAAGCTGACAATTTCAGAAGTAGTGAGTTTTAATCTGTATTCTTTACCATCAACTTCCCAAATGGTAAAAGGTTTTCTTTTTGGTGCCTCAACGACTTCTGCTTGAACTTCTTCGGTTTCTCCACTTAATACTCCCATTTTTCAGCCTCCTAAACAATTTTTGGATCAGTAATTTTAAATGCACTTGCTAATGCAATATTTAAATCAAATTCAATAACACCATTGACACCGCCACCAGTTCTCTTAAGAGAAATTTGGCCATCGAATTCAGTAGTTGTTCCATCTTTCAATGTTTCTTTGAAAGATAAAGTTTCTCCTGATGCTTCATATGCTCTTAAAATACGATATGGGCTGTCAGTTTCAGTATTTTCATATTTGAATTTGTAAGTGATGTCTCCTGGGTCTCCAATTCCCATTTCATACACTTTTTGAGAGGCTTCCAAATCAGTATTATCTACTTTTTCAGGATCCACTCCAATTTCAGGAATTTCTTTCAAGCCTTTTAATTTAGCAAAGCTTGTTACTGACTTACTCTTATATTCTAATGTTGCTCCATTTGCTAACATTTTCTACTCCTCCTTTATTTTGTGTGATAAATAAATTGTTTTTTGCAATCAATGATTGCCTCATATCTCATTTGTTTATGTTTTAACCCACTTGGGTCAGGAACATCCGCACATGTCGTTCTTAAAAACCCTAGAGACGACATGACATCATCTACATCACATGCTGTTTGTGAAGTGCTTTTCATATCCCATATGTCAATTCTAAAGCGAACAAAAGAAAGCTGTTCCTTATCATCCGTAAATTCATACGGCTTATTTTCTTCCTCAACAAATTGAATCGCAGGTGTTTTGCTCCAGTTTTGTGGATAAGCATCACTTACATTTTCAACAATTTGAGACAATCCTTTATAAACGATATCTTTAACATTAATCATTTTTTACATAGCTCCCTTATTTTATTTTTAAATAGCTTTTCAGTATTTTTATTAATGGTATCTTCCTGATCATGCAGCGCTGGATACATAAAAGGCCTTGCCATTTGACCTTTGGTATAGTAGCCAATGACTTCACCATCTTTATAAGCAACCTTGAAACCATACATTTCAGCTTTATCAACTGTCATTGCATCTGCAGGTATCATCCAACCTGTTTGTTTATATTTGGGTGATACTTGAGGAGAAATACCTTGATGATTGGCTTCTCCATTAGGACCAGTTCCAAATTCATAGTAAGGTGCATAAGCTGAATTAGTGTAAACAGTGGCTGTTGCCTTGTTTTCCTTGACTTCATTTTTTACCTTGACTGAACGGGCCAATGCTCCAGTATCGCTAGATATCAGCAGTCTTGCTTGAGATTGAACCATCACACCTGCTTGTTTAACAGCTGTAACTGCAACCTCCTGACATGCTTGATTGTCTAATGCTGAAAGTTTTCTTATGAGATTGCTAAAATCAGTGCTTGTCATACTCTTTCAATCTCAATTGCTTTAAATCGCTTGAAATTTTGAATGCTGATGACTTTATAGCTGATACCCTCATAATTAATCATGTCATGCTCTTTAATTGCTAGAGAACCATAATAATGCATATTCAAGATACCATTTACACGCATACCATATAGTTCAGTTTGAAGTTTTGAAGATGCTGGCCATATAAGAGCTACATCTTCATTTGCTTCATCACTATAGGTTTCAATGACATTGCCCTCATCATCTTTTACAGCACTGTAAGTTTTAATTTGAAACTTCTTGAGACTTCTTTTTTTCATCTTTCAATCTCCTTGCCATAGCTGATAAGCGATAATTGGAAATACCTGAAAGAATTTCATCTTCACTTTGATAACTTTCACTCTCTCCACCCTCGCTATAAGATGCAAGCCCCTCGTTTCCTTGACGATTGTAAAGTGCAATGGCCAATTTCAAAACATAATCATTGAGATCATCAATCAACTCACTTCGATTGGTTTTTGATAATACAGTATTTTGAGATTTTAAAAGAAAAGAAGAAACCAATTCTTCATCAGTTTCTCCTGTTAGTTTTTTAAACTGCTCTTTTAATTTATCCATTTTTCTTTTCTTTGATTACTGCAATCAATTCATCTCTTGTAAGTGAGTCTGTATTTTCAATTCCTAATTCTGTTGCTAATGCTTTTAATTCATCAACTTTCATTTTAGATAACGGCTTATTTTCAGGAGCGTTATCATTTGCTTTTGAAGATGAAATTTCTTTGTAGCCTAAGGCTTCATATTTTGCTAACATTTCATCTTCGATAATTCTTTCAACATTGCTATTGATAATAGTTTTCATCAAAAAGACCTCCTATTACGCAGCATCTTTAATATTTAAATAAATTAATGGTAATGTATTGTCTTTTGTCCAAACATCATGGAAACGTCTATAATCCATTGCCCATGCATCAGCTTTTTGGTTTGTATTAGGATCAAAGATACGCATTTTGTCTTGTTTAGAAACCGCAATCGCACCTGGTTTAGGAATAATCATAAAGTTGATATCTTTTGCAGTTGTACCTTTTGCGTATCCACCTACTTCTTGACCAGATGTTTTTCCATCGTTCATTTTGATAGAAGTATACATACGATTTTGAGGTGTTTCGATGATTGCACATTTATCAATTGCTGGAACTGTTAAATCAATTCCACCGATTGAAATTGTTGCTGTTTGCATTTTTGTTGATAAGAACATTTCTAGTTCTAACATAACATCTCCAGTTGCATGGATGATTAAATCACCGTTATATCCTGCATCTCTGATTTTTTTAATACCAGTTTTCATTTTTCTTAAAATAGTTGATTCTGCAGGAGTATATCCATATTCAATCATTTCTGTTTTGTTAGCTGTAATAACATCTGTTGCAATTTTTGATAATCGATATGCATCGATTTCAGGAACAACATGAACTCTTTGGAATTCTCCCATAACGGTTGAAGCAGTTGCGACAAAATTAGTTTCATCAACATCTACTGCATCCAATGAAAACTTACGTCCACGATCTTGTGTCATTTTTCTTGTTTCATATTCTAATGTTACAGAGCCTTGTGTATATCCATTATCTCTGTCATAATCTCCCAATCCTTGTAAAGACATTTTAGGAATTTTAATTTCAGCACCACCATTATAGATTACATCTCCTGCATTTGCTTCCATCCATCCTGTTAATGCTTCGTGCATAGCTACTTTATCTAATGTTTCTTGAAATAAAGTAGCTGTTGCTAATGTGTTAATTGCCATATTTTATTACCTCCTATTTTCCCATCATTTTTTGATAAACTAATTCCTCATCAGTTAATTTAGCATCTTTAGCTTTTTTCATAGGTTCTCTACCTTTTATTCTTTCTTCCACTGCTCTTTGCACAGCTGTTTGAAAAGCTTTTTCTACTGTTTCGATACTTTTTTTACAAGAATCGGCATCAGTTAAAATAAGGATCTCAGCAAGTTCAGTTGGAATTCCTTTGTCGGCCAATTGTACTTTTGCTTGTGCAGTCAATTCTCTACGTGTAATTGCTGCTTCTCTATCATCTAAATCCTTGATTCTTTTTTCTTCCTGATACTTTTTCTTTTCTTTTTCACTCATTTTTTCTAGTTTTTGAGCTTCTGTTTGCTGTTCTTCCAATTGCTTTTCCCAAGATTTACGTTCTTTCGCAATTCTTCCTTGAACGATTCTATCTAGTTCCTCTTGAGTAAAAGTCTTCGTTTCTTGGCCAGTTTGACCATCATTTCCTTGGCCGTCATTACCTTGGCCATCGTTTCCTTGATCATTATCATTTCCTGAATCATTTCCGGAACCATCATCAGCAAATAATTGAATGTTTAAAGGAAATAAAAATTTTTCTTTCATAAAATCCTCCAGTTAAGGTCCGTAAGACCATCCCATCTTTTAGTGTCATAAGTTTTTGGACATATAAAAAGACAATCAGTAATTGCCTATTTATCAGGTTTAATTTTTTCTTTTACTTCTTCTACTACTTTTGCATCTAATAACTCTTTGATACGTTCTTCATCGTTCACTTCAAAAACTTCTCCAGTTCTTCTTGTGATTCCACATCTAGTATCAACCATGTTATGAATAACTCTTAACTTTGCCATAATATGCCTCCTTTTTAGTAAAATAAAAAGCAACCTCTCAGTTACCCGTTTGAATTTTCTTTTCTATTTGGCGGCGGTACATAACATTTAGTAATTACGTATCTCTCTCGGCCACATATCATACATATCTTTTGCTCTTTTTTTATTAAAAGATGTTTCTTTTTATTGTAGTACTGTTCACTTCTACCAATGTATTCTTGATGAAAGTGAGGTCTTAATCCTTGTGACATAGCATTCCCCTTTCTTAAAAATGAGTAAAATAAAAACCGACTACCTGTCGGCTTAATTAGATTATTTTTTTGCAAAATAAGAGGCTAACTTATTATTTTCATTTTTCATATATTCTTTATATTCATTTGCAACACGTTGCAGTTCAGGGGATAAATCTTCCATGCATGTGGCTGTTATTAATTCATAATTGTAAGCTGTTGGTTTGTTGAATTTAACTTGATAGTCCGTTTTAATAAATTTGCTATTTGCACAATTAATATAATCAAGCAACCCTGCAGCAAATTGGCTCCAACGAGCTTCTTCTAACATTTTTTCTTCATCCATACTTTTTTACTCCTTCACAATTACTTTTCCCCTATTTAATATTAGCACATGTGTTTTTCCTTGAAAACCATTCAACGCAATTGCATCATATCCTTTTATAGAAGCATAGGCACCTAAATTATTTAATAATTCCTCATAATCATTTAACTCTTTAAACTGAGCCATTTTAGCTGGTATACCAGTTTTTTCATATTCAATGAAGAGTTTCTTATAATCAGCAACCTTTGCATCTTCATCAAGATACATCTCCATTATTTTCCCAAATTCACCATTTCGAGTATATATTCTTGCAACCTCTACATTTGAATCGGTGTATGTTCCGTAACCATAGATACCTCTACCAGCATAAAATTTTCCGTATTTAAAAGAATCAACCATTTCTTCAACATTTTTATCTGTCGTACCTGATATTCCTCTATATAACAGTTGTCTATCACTAATTTCTTTTTTAAATTCATTTTCAGGTAATACTTGTGGTAAAGCATCATATCCTAATTTACTATTTAAATAATTTGACAAAGAATACCCGCTAGAAGAATCTAATTTGTATTTTCCTGAAGTTATTTCTTTAGCATATTCTTTTGCTTTCTCAACAACAATTTTATTTGATTTTAATTCACTAAATCTATCACTATCATTATACTTCATATCTTGAAATTTAGATAGCGAGGATGGAACATTTTCTTTACCTAGAACATCAATGTATTGATTATATTGTTTTCTATCACTAGATGCATTCTTTGTCTTTTTCATAAAAGAATTAACAGTGTCAACACCATGTTCTTCTTGTTGTCTTTTTAGCCATTGATCATAATTTTCACTGACATCCACAACTTCATCTTTGTTAGTAACAGGATTCCGTTGCCTTTTCTTCATAGCATCAGTAACGCCCTCAATATAAGGAATCATGTGTGAACGACAATTTGGATGAAGAGGTGGAACATTGACACCTACTTTAGCTTTTGCTATTTCTACGATGCTTCTATCATGATGCTGACAAATTTGGGATGTTCTACTGTCATGTACTGCAATAAACATTTCTTTTTCAATGCCAGCATCCTTAAAAGCTTGTTGATCAGCAAATGCTGTCATTGCTGCACTTTCAGTTTGAATAAGTCGTCTTGCCTGGTAAGCACCAACGGCAAACTTATTCATAATCGTATCGGCCATTTCTTTTTCAGTCTTGTTTGTTAAAACACCCATCAGCATTTCATCTTTTAAAGATTCAGCCAGTGCGTTCGTATTATCCCAAATTCTATTGGAATAATTATTACCGCTCCATTTTGACTTTAACATGCTATCTATCAGTTCAGGATCCAACATGTCGAATTGATAAGCAACATTCATATTCTTTTGAAGATTATACACATTTCTATAATAAGCATTAAAAGCACTGTTGATATAACAATCAGTGCTTACATTTTTTTCAACTTTATAAACTTCATTCATCAATTTATCTAACTGACTTTGCATATTTTCAAGTCGTTTGATTCTATATTGATAGGGTGGCGTATCCAATTTCTTTAAAAGCTCTTTTCTTTGTTTGGTCTTTGGATTATTTTCAAGTATTCTTTTTATTTGATTATAATCCCTATCGCTTATCAAAGAATCAAGCATTTCTTTTGCATCGGCATTTGATAAGCCATGACCATCTCTATACTTTTCAAAGATACCATTGATTTTACTTTGAGTGTAAAGACTAGCCTTACTGTAGATATCTGAAACATATTCACTTGCTACTTGTGCATCATCCAAAATAGATGAAAGCTTTTCTTCTTGGCGCTTTTTCCAATATTTCTCATTCTTCATATCATCTTAATTTCTTAATTAGGAATGCTAGAATTTTGTTTATTACCTTTAACATTTGAAGCATCATTTTTTGTATCAGTGTCATTTCCTGTTTCATCATCCTTGTTCTCCTCGTCTTGATCAAAAGGTACATCACTTTGTTGCTTGAACATTTGCTGTTGAAGTTTTACGCTTTCTTCATTTTCTTTTTTGACTTTTTCCATTTCACTTGGAGCATCTTCAATAAAAGGAAGTTGTTCAATCAATGTTTCATTTGATACCTTTCCACTTAAATTGGCAATCATTTGAGCTAACTCATTCAAGTTTTTAGGAAGCTTTCGAGTAAATGTGATTTTTACATTTCCAGGATCTATTACGATTGCTTTTATATTTAAATAATTGCAGAACAATTCAATTCTTCTTTTTAATCCTTTTATGTAATACTTTTCCTTTTCTCCAGTAATCATTTGAAGTCCTAAAAGTTTATATTCCATGGCCACACCTGAAGTGTTACCAACGAAATTTTCATCAGTTAAGTTAGGAACATGAGAAAATGTATAGATATCTTCTTTGATTGCTTTTCTTAATACTTCCATCCCTGCTTCATCAAAAACTCTTGAAAGATATTCAGCTCTTGCTTCTGCAGGTAATTCTAGAAGACCATTTTCTTTTAGAATCTTCATTGTTTCACTGACTTCTTCATTGTCATCACCCATCAGCGAACCATAAATAACAAGCAATGATTCAACAAATTGCTCTTTATCATTAACCCTATCGCTCATGAGCTTGTTATAAGCATCAATCAAAGAGATTTGCTGTTCAAAATCGCCAATACAAAGCTTATTGTTTCGATATTCAATGATTGGAACATCTCCAAAAAAGTGCTTAACTGGTTTATCAATAAACCTATGCCTATTTCTATTGTTACATTCTAAAATCATTGTAGTGATGTAATTCTTAGTACATACAGTAGCACGATAGCATTGCTGACTGGTGATTGCATCCTTGTATCGATAATAATAAACACCAAAAAGAAGATTTTGCTCTATCGTATCATCGTATACTAAAAATGTATGGTCAGGTTCAAGATTTCTAACTGCTATTTCAGTTTCACCTTGTTTGATATACACATATTCATAAGCGACACCACAAATACTCATATCGTGTGCATTGTCACTATCGACATCATCTACATCCGCTTTATCAAATGCATCCGTTAGTTTATCAATGCTTTCTTTATTTTGATTATCATAACTTGCATAAGAAATTGGACTGTTCATAAAATAACCAGTTGCTGTATCACTGATATCTTTAGCGTGATTACAAACAACTCTGTTATTTGCTGATGTCTTCAACTTCTTTTGTCTTCTTTTAATATCATGATTAGCTTCATAATATCGCTGATTCTTTTTAATTCTTCCAATCAAATTACGATGTTTGTTGATCAACTCTTCAATTTGAACAAGATTCAACTTTGTTTCATCATAATTTGAACTATCTATTGTGAACGTAAACACGTGGATACCTCCTAATTTTCATATCTAGCACGGTTCTTACCTGCTCGACCTTTTGATTGGATGATGTCTTGTTCACACCCATATCGTGCAGCATCAATCGTGTGGTTATTTTTATCAGGAAACTCTCCTTTAAGATTTCCCTCTTTATCTTTTTCAATCTCATAATCATTAAATTCTCTTGCAGCGTTAGGACAACGAATAGGATCAATAATGATTTCTTCTAAATCCTGCATCCACTTTATCCCGTTTTCTACACTGTCAGGTCCTTTCTTTGCTCCAGTTACCTTTAATCCAAGCAACTTGAATTCATTTATTGTACGTGGTTCTGCACTGTCACACGTTACTAATTTATTCAATGGATTAAGCTTTTTGATTTTCGCAACTGCTTTTGCATTGGATAAACGTGTACCATATACTTCCCCAAAAATAAAAAGACGTCTTCTCGTCTTGTCATAATGCATCTTAAGATATGCTAATGGATCACCAGCGTAACCAAAGTCCAAACCATTCTTTAATCTATCAAATGTTTGGATTTCTTCATTTGTAATTTCTCTTATTGTAAGATTGGTAAATACTTCTCCACCTGTACCAGTTACTTCGCCTAAATAATCATGCTTGTATTTTTCAGGCTTTGTCTTTTTCATGTGTTCAGCTTCAATAAGAAATTGCTCTCCAAGCCATTTTTTCGGTGCTTGAAGATAAGTTGTGTGTGAAACTAATGTATCAGGACGTTTGATAAGAACTTGTTTATTACACCAATTTCTTTGACTTTCAGGTGGGTTAAATGAATAAAACACACAATATTTAGGACCACCACGAAGTAAAGACTGATTGATATTCGTGATCTTGTCATGACTTTCAAACTCATCACATTCTTCAAACCAAACATATTTTATGTAACCTACAAACACCTTTGTTGATTTCAACTTTTTAGGATTGTCAGCACCTTTAAATATAATAACTTGTCCTGTTGGTTTGTAAGTCATCTGCAGTTTTGAATCAGGTATCTCCCAATCATTTTCAGCTTTCATCATGTAAATAGCCCATTTGATTTGTTCATATACCGAGCCTCTCAATGTATCTTTTACACGCCTTATAACAACTGCATTACTCATCAATCCGTTTTGTGCATCCCTCATGATACCTAAAGGAATTTCAGTACCAATGAATGAAGACTTCAATGATCCACGGCCACCTTTCAACCAATAGTGCGTGTAATCGTTGTTTTTGATATGTTTATGTACATCATAAAACGCAGGACCAATAATAGATTTTAAACTAACTTTCATCTATATCATCTACAATTACTGTTTGACCGTTTGAAGTAATATCAATATTGTCCTTAAACATACCAAAACGCTTACCAAGTAATTCAGCAGCTTTTAACCGTTCCTTTTCATCAGGCGGTTTAGCAATGACTTCTTGATAACCATCACCACCTAGAGCAAGAACATTTGCTTTACTCGTTCCTCTCATGACAGATGTAAGATATTCCATGACTTCTTGAATATTTGCAGTATTTTCATTATGGATTTCTTCCAGTCGTTTGTTGATGTATTCAGCAATATCTTTTTGTTTAAGAAGTTTGTTTGCCCGAACACCAGCAACATTATCATTCTTAATCGTTTTATATACTGTTCTATAGGCACGTGTGCCATTTAGATCAATTAAATATTCGTCACAAAACAGTTTTTGTTTTTCGGTCATAATGACACACCTCCTTTGTTTACTGTTGGTCGCAGGACTAGGAGTCAAACCTAGAATACAAGCTTAAGAGACTTGCGTGATATCTTTTCACTATCCTGCCTTGTTTTGGGTAAAAGAAAAAGCAACCGAAGTTGCTCTCTTATCTATGTTTTTCATTTATGCTTTAATTTGTACATTAAATGTTAAAGTATCTAATAGTTCGCCATTTTCTAGAACCTTTTCAAAAAGATTTTCTAAATTATCATCTGAATACTTCTCATTAGTAACATAGCATTCTATTGAATACGAACCAGTATTCGGCAATAAGAAGTTATTAAATTCCATAACTTGTCTATGTCTATGTGAATGAATGTCCTTTTTATGTTCGTGATTATCATTTGGAGGCAGTTGTAAATTTCCTAAAAATGCAAATTGTCCATCTTCTTTTTTATTTTCTATTAAAAAAGTATAAACGTTATATTTGTTAGGCTCATATTCTTCACTTGAATAAATATTAATTTGAAGAACAACAGCAAAATCGGCCTTTAATGTCTCATCTACATATAATGTATCAAATATATTAACAATGCTATTTGTTTCATCATCATATTTTTCACATAATAAAAAACTACCTGTTATTTTATTTAACATTTCTATTTTCCCCCATGCCTCTAAATGATGCCCTTACATTCGATTTTCCATAAGACACCTGTGTTTCTTGGGACCTTCTAATTACATCTTGCGTTTCTTTTGATGTCTTATCAACGTAATTAATAATTTCCTTTTTTATATTATCTATTGTCTCCAAGGTTTTTTCTTGTGTTTTAATGCTTTGATCCAAGTTATAAAAACTTAGAAACATTGAAATAATTCCAATTATTGTTGCAACTACTCCTAATACAATTCCTACCCAAGAATTCATTATTTCTATAGATACACTCTTATCAAAAATAAAACTACATATAAACAACACAATTATTGATGTTCCCATAATGTATAAAACATAATGCCACCAAAATTCTCGAACATGTTGAACTATTTTATCGAATTTACTTTGTTCATCAATAGTTTCTTCAACTATTTTAAACCTAGTTCCCCTTGTTTTTTCAATGCTCATAGACGTACCTCTCCATATATCAAGTAGCTAAATTATACATCAACAACGCACCATAAACAAGAAAATTAATTATCCCAAACAAAAAAGCTCTCGTTTGAGAACTTTTTTAAAACATACATCATTGAAGGGAAAGTAACGTCTTTCATCAAAACCTTACGATACCATAATACCACCAAATGAGGGGAGAATCTTCCACATAGATGCACTTTTTTACTGTTTTTCTAATAAATTTTTCAAAATATTGTCAGCTTTTCGATATAAGCTTTTGATGTTAGTAATGTTGTAACGTTCCATGCATTGATGCTTTGGAAGATTGTAATAAAAATCTTCAATGAATTTTCTATCAAGCGCATCCATATGATCAAGATAATACTCAACAGTTTCAATACGCACATTCCAAAATTCAAGTTCTTCTTCAAAAGAATCATTGCCATATTCCTTGATGTAGTTATCAACTGCATTTTTCAACTCATCTTTTTTAGCAATCAGATGATTGTACTTATCAACGCTATCCTGAACAAAGCCACCTAATCCATCACTTTTACCAGGAGACTTGATTTGACTTAATTTTTCCTCTACCTCTAAAAGTTCATTTTTAAGCGATTTGAGAGGAGTTTCATACTCCTCAATTAATTTGTCACGTTCTTTGATTAAACTCTTATATGCACGAAATTCATTGCGCATAATTGATAATGTGTGTATTGGTATCATCTATTATCCTCCTTCTTAACATTTCTTAACTGTTTTTTCTCATATTCAACTTACAGCAAAGATTTTGTAATTGCTTTTTGATAAATCTCCTCTACTTACATAGCTATAAAATGTCCCTATCGTTATGCCTAACTTCTTTGTTATTTCATTTGATGTTCCTAACATAACAACGTTTTCTTGTTTATCATAGACTATATATTCTTTTTTAGATTTATTCATTATTACCACCCATATTCCTCTATTTGCTTGTTGATTGCCTTTAATAAAGGCATATCGATTTCAACTGGATCGTCCCTATCGACATAATAAACTAAAAATTTTTTATCATACTTATAGAAAGCTATATCTATTCTATCGATATCACGCTCGGAAAAACTCTCATATACAAATAAGGCTGGTGTTTCAAAGAAAGGCACAAAGTCTTTTGCTCTAAACATTTCTTCCGCTGTCATAACTTTTTTAACCTTTCTTGTTCTCGCTTTGCTTTTTCTACTTTAAAAGCAAACACTTCATCATCACTGATATTAAACATCACTTTTAGTTGATATAGCATGATTTCCACGTCGGCTATTTCTTCAATTAAATTAGCGTAATACTTCGGTTCAGCTGGTCTATCTTCATAGCGTGGCATCTTGTTCACTGCTTGAATAAGTTCAGCACATTCTTCCATTAACTGACGGCATTGTGGTTCTTTGCCATATTTGATAATAGATTGATTGAATGTGTGCTTAATATCAATTCTAGCTAGTACTTTATCTTCACTGTTCATTTTTCTCGTTCCTTTCTATTTTTTCAATAAACCAATCAATAAACTTAAATAATTCATAATAATCACTAATTACTCCAAAACGGGCAAAATTTGGGCTTGCTTCACTTTTTTTTCCATTGATTTCTATAAATTGAAACCTTAAACAGGCCGTATAATCGTATTGTTCACCCAAATAACTTTCTTCAAATTGAATACAGTTTTCGCTATTTTTTTCAACTACAGCAATTAAATAGATTTGAAAACCCGGTTCTTTACCACATAATATTTTCAAATTAGGATAGAATTTTTTTAAATTAGCTGCTACTTCTTTGAAATTTTCGTCTCGTATATCATCTTGATTCAACCCAGACATATCACGATACATTGTTTCCTCAAATAAACTTTGTTGTCTCATTTTTCTAAAACCTATTCCCGATATAATCTAACAAACTTGGTTGATCTTTGCACATCCTCAAAGAACAACGCTTCTTGTCATGATTGAAATATTTACATGATGGACATTTCTTACGATCTACTGGTTTGGCTACGTCTTCTTTTCTCATTCCAATTCCTCCAATCGAATGTATATACCTGGTATTTCCGCCCAGAACTTTTCAATCAGCTCGCTGGCCACTCTAGAATCATTTACATAAAACCCTAATCTTTCCATGATGTCCTTCAATGCCTTGTTCAAATCATCAGTATCAGGCTTAGTATATTTATACTCCCCATCATGATGCTTACCAGTAGCTGGAAAACACCATCTTACGATTAATCTCAAAGGACCATCAAAAGGCTTATCAGGAATATGCGGTATCAAATGAGCTTTCAGTTTTTCTTTTGCACTTTTAAGTTCTGGTGGATCATAAAACTTTTTAGTCCCCATGTTCACCTTGTGCTGTTGAGCAGTTGTTGTAGGTGGAATCATAGGCATGAAAAATTCTATTTTTCTTTTTTTATTTTTCTCCATTTTTTAAC